CGTGTTTCCATCCCCTAATGCGGATTTTATAAGCCGCATTGGCGAGAAGCCCTTCTGGGCTCCATCCAGCACTTCGGCTGGTGGGGTTGGGGAGGGTGAGGTGTCTTGGGGGCTTACAGGGAGTAGTGACCCTGTGAGTTTGCAAGCCCATACTTTAAAACCTGAAGAAGATCTGGATTTAAAGCATAATACCAGAAAATTCCGATGGTCAGTTTCTACGGCCCGGCCGTCTCCCTATACAAAGAAAAGGAGACATAAGCCTGAGGACTCTGAAACTGCCACAGCCACGGTCGGAGCTGAGTCCGACCCTCGTGTACTAGCTGAGCGACTTTTTAATTTTAGTCGAAAGCCGGTCATAATCTCCCGAGAAAATGGTCTAATCGAAAAAAGTTTAAGACGCATTTACCAAATCTGGAAGATATTTGGTTTCGCTTCTGAAAAAGAATTCAATCTATCTCGAAGCTTGCGCCGTGTTCATTATGTACATGGAACTAATAAATCAATGAGTGCCATGCGCTGGGCCAAAACTATGAAGTTTTTAATTTTAAGTTTCTGGCGCTATTGGCGGGGTTTACCCTATGAACACGATAAGGATTTCCTTGAACCTCTAAAATTACCTGGAACTTTGTTCTGTGGTCGTGGTGATAGATTTATGAAATCGATTAAAGAAAGGCAGCCTGCCGTATTTGAAATATTGTTAAATACGATGTTAATCTCGGTTAAAGGCGGCCTACCACGTCCAGACCAGGAATGTTTAGATGAGAAAAAGGTTGATTGGTTCCTTGGGATTTTTACTGGAACCAAAGAGAAACCTGATGAGAAGCTTGTTACACGAATCCGAAGTAAGGTTCGTGAGGTCATTGGGGATAAGAAGGTTGAATGGCATGAAATTTATTTACAGCCAAGAGTTCCTTCAACATCCGCTAATTATATCAACAGCAGGGATAAAGGAGGTTGTGTCTCAACAATATTGAGCGACCCCTACTATAAAGAGGCACCGCGTTTGGAGTGGAAGATGCTAGAAAGTGAAACTAGCAAGATTTGGACTAACAGTAAAGACGAGAAAGGTAGCTACGTCCCGCGAATGCAGGATGGTCTACCGGTTCTCGAATTGATCGTTAATCCTCGACCTATCCAACATGATTTTGCCCGAATGTTTATTCATTCAGTTAATACTGCTGTAGATGAAGATCCTTGTGTGGATCCTGTTTCATTGAGTGAGGCATTAAAAGTTAGAATGATTACAAAATGCCCACCTTATTTAATGTTTTCAATGAACAGTTTCATTGACCCGCTTCGTAAACTACTCGCAAAGAATCCAGTCTTTGAATTGACTGGTACTCCTCAAGAAGAAACTTTGATGGATCGTATGTTTCCTGATCCGACTCGTAAGTTCCTTTCTGGTGATTATACTGCAGCAACTGACAACCTACATGGTTGGGTCAGTGAATGCATTGCAGATGAACTCCTTGAAACCTATTACAGTGAAATCGTAGCTTTTGATCCCAATTGGGAAAAATTGTTGAAGAAATCACTGACTGGTTTCGTTTATGAAGATGAGAGTCTTGGTCTAAGGTTTGACCAAAAGCGTGGACAATTGATGGGGAGCGTAAGCTCATTCCCAATCTTATGTCTCGCAAATTATGCTCTCTGCCGAATGGCAATGGAGTTAAACCCACCGGATTGGCAAGGTCTCTTGGTAAACGGGGACGATTGTGTCCTTGAAGCCAATGATGAATGTTATGAGGAGTGGAAACGCCTAGGCAGCATCTTGGGCTTGAGTCCTTCACCTGGTAAGGTGGATCATTCTCATGGACGTATCCAGATGAATAGCCGCACCTTTCTCCCGCTCGTAGATATAGAGTTGGCTAATTCTCTCTTAACAAGAAGCCGAGAATGCTTCTATGATGTTGAAGATGAGATTAACAACTTATATTATAGCTTTGAAGAATCAAAGAAATTTGATAAGAGCCATCGGAGAGTTTGGTGGAAAGTTCCGCTTATTTTGGCGGGTGCTGCAATGGGTTTAAGTCGAAGTAGTATTGAGGGAGGCGATTTGTGTGACATAGCAACATGTGACTATGAAGGCTCTAAGAGGTCTTTTATGTTTGAGCTAGATAATGCTCCAAGAGATCTTAGGCGTCGTGCAGAACAGTACTTCGAAAGTACTTTTAAGAAGAATGTATTTAAGAGTATTGATGCACTTCGTGCCGGAGGAGACCCTAAACATCAATCAACCAAACGTTCGAAGCATATTTGTGATAATCTTATCTATAATTTGCCACGTCGTTTTGGTGGATTGGGGCTCGATGGTAAACCTTCAGAGTTTGATTTAAAGTACGCTTGCTATCAGATTAATGAGTCCGATAGAGCGCCCCGTGTTGCTAAAGATTGGCTTTTCCACGACCTTCTTGAGCGGGTACTTAAAGATGTTAGTGTACCTGCAAGGGACATTGAATCTGATTATGGAAAAATGTATTGGTATATATTATCCAATCAGAGATGGAATGTCTTCAATGATAATTTCCGTGATGAAGTTTTTGATTCACGTGAAGGTCGAAGTTACGATTTATTACAACGCCAGAGTAGGTTTCTCGATAAAAGAAGAAAGAAGATCCTTCAACAAAGAGTTGATAAAGGGATCTCGGAAATCCGTGATGTCCGAAACGGTACCTCCTATAGTATATATTACATGGGAGGCTATGTATAACGGACCGACCAGCTGTGGGGGCAGATGCAACCAACATTAGCGACCAACTGATCGCGAAATGGAAGAGTGAGGCCAAGGCGGTGAGGATTTCGATCCTCCGCTCGTCTGTGGCATGTCCTCGTGAGGGAACTTCGATAGTCCCTTGGGAACCTGGGTAGGGCTTATTGCTTACCCGACAGTAGTACCTTGCATCGCCATGTGTGTGTG